GCTTGCCATCCTTCTTAATCTTTTGAACAGTGCCTATCCCTGTACACTCAGAACATTGTACGCCTCTGGTACGGTGCAGGATTGTTGAGTTGTTCTTGACTGAGAGTGCAAACTCTTTGGGCGACATGCGGGGCCGTGGCAACTGCTTGCCGTTAGCGGCTAGGCCAATGTTAAATAGTTCACGCCACTTATTCTTGTCTAGCACACGTCGAGAGTAGACTACTTCAGATAACTGTGCAGGTGAGTTTAGGTTGATCTGAGTATCACCCATCACTGTGCTAACCAAATGTTGCAGACGTGCCTCTAGTATATTGCGCTCTTCAGTGAATTCCTTCTCTACATCATCCAATGACTGCAGATCAATACAGATACCGTTACGCTCCATCTCTAACAGGACAAACATCATCTCGTTCATCATGTCCCTAACTTTGCGTAAACCTGTGAAGTGAGGTTGCCGGTAGTCATGCATCTGAGATTCGTAGACTTCTAGACAGGATATTACGTCACCCCGTCCGTAGGTCTCTACAATCTCTGGGTCCATCTGCTCATAACCGATTCCTTTCTTGAAAGTCTCTTCCATTAAGTCAGACCGTTTGAGTGTAACCTTCCTGCGCTTTGCAGTCTCTTCTAATGACAGCGGTACCTTCTGCCCACGAGCTAATACGTACTCGCCAATCATCGTACAGTAGACAGCGCACTCAATGTTAAATCCTGTTTCCTGCAGCCAAAGGATATCAAACTTGGCATTGTGAGCTACGATTACATCTGCTAGGTCAATCATCTGCTGTAGTTTGAAGTGCGCTTCCTTTGGGTTGCACTCTAGTTTGTTGTGGTTGAAGAAGAAGTACTCACCTGTTTCATCGTGTAAGAACTGAGCACCGACAGATACTAGATGGTTGTTAGGATTGAATGGGCTACCATCCAAGCCACGTTCAGCCTTTTGTACTGTCGTCTCAATGTCTATTCCTAGTACATACATATCTGACCTATCAATCAACGTAGCGAGAGAGCTTTGGTTGTATTTCGCAAATAATGGTGCCATGCCATCCCGTGATCTTGTTCTTTCCTACTGTAAGGTGTCTGGTGTAATCTGGCTCATCATCTACTCCTGACTGATCATGCTTACCGATACCGATAATAATATCTGCCTCAGCGAACTTACCTGTCTTACTGCCTTCCATTTCGGAAGGGTTGAGCCTTGTCTTGCCTTCTGCGTCTGCAGATGCCTGACTGATTGCAATGAATGCAAGGTCATGGCGTTTAGCAATCTCACGGGCTTGTGTGTATATCTCACGTAACTTCTCATCTGTACGACTAAAGTTGCCATGCACTTGTACTTTATCTAGCTGATCTACAACCAGTACGTCTGGCTTATGGTTCTCGCAGTAGGCATCAATCTGTTCAATGGTGACACCCTGTGCGTCATACATGTTGACATTGTCATAGATCGTACGCCACTCATTGGCTACGAATTTAGGGTCTTCGTAGATCTCTTCCTTAGTAATACCGGTGAATGAGGACATGGCCCGTAGCATCGTCCGTGTTGCCTTCTCTTCGTTCACAAAGGTGTGGACACTGGCTCCTTGCTCTGCGAATCCGTCTGGCCCGTAGCAGAAGGACACGTGGCTTGCAGTCTTTCCTGTTTCTGGTCTTGCGAATATAATGCATAGTTCTCCACCGGCAACCCCTGGAAGCTTGTCCCGCAGTGCTCGTACGTTAAACGTCCAGCGAGTATCCTCTTCGTTTTCTTTGAGTAGTTCAAAGACATCCTTAGTACAAGGTTTGACTTCTATGTTAGGCATGAAGTCGTCTTGTGTCTTCTCTATAAGTCGCTTTATAGGTACTAGGTCTTGTATTTCACCATTAACTATCTGTGATCCGAGGTGAGCAATATCCCTACCGATCTCAGTCCGCCATGATTGTTGGAGTACTTCTTCAGCAACGTCAAGCGATAGCGGTGGCCGATCCGCCAACTCACGTAATAGTATACGTACGTTTTCTTTCTTTGAACGGCTCTCCGTGGGGTTATCCACGTCGTACAGCGCAGCCACATCTTGGACAGTAATGTCTCCATCTTCTGACTTCTCGTGTGCTCGTATAATACTTTTGTAGACTGGCAGGTAATCCGTGTCCTCAAACATGGAAGCACGGATACGATGCCTGTTGTTGGTGAAGAACTCCTTACTTAGGAGGAGTTGTATTAGTTCCGGTTTCATTCTTCTCTCCCTTATTAAAAATACGATCATAGTTCTCAGCGAACTTCTTCTCGTCTACGGGACGTTTCCAATCGCCCTTCCCGTACGCAGGACTATTCTTCTTTCTAGGCATTAGCTTAATCCTTCCTTGTCATCCCACCATTCAACTGAGTCAAAGTCAAATGGCTCATGTTCTGCTACGTACTCATCTAAGATTATATCAAGTGCTTCAATGCGTCTGCTAATCTCAAATGCATCTTGCTCAAGATCGTTTAAAACGTATATACTTCTAGACAAACCATCCTTTACAGATAGATAGTCATCTATTCTGCAATCACGAAAGTCACGTAGTTCTGCTATCAGAATGCTTCTCTTCAATTTACTCAGTGTATCTAACAAATCGTCTTCTTCAATTTCAATATCTATGTCGCTCAAGAAATCAATGAGTTTCATATGTTCTTCCTCGCTCATCCTGTGGGTTTACTGTTCGCTTATTTTGCATAGTATTCCTATGCATCATTCCTGTGGATCACTGCCGGGGTACACATATTCTTGAGCGGTGTACTTAGCAATCTCTTCTTCCAAAGCAGCGTAATGCACAACGGCTGGGGTTGGCTTGCCTTCCTTTGGTTGCAGTGTTTCTGCACAAGCCTTCCACTTGTCATACGCAAAGGGGTCATCGTCCATCTCATGTTCACGCATGAGGAACAATGCCCACAAGAATGCACACTCTCCGGTTAAACCATACTCATCATAACCACGTTCTATGTAAGGTACTTTATTCATACTTGTTTCCTCCACGGTTTAGTGATTGCCCAGTGACCACAAGGTACAACCCCATGCCACTCCTTGTCAAAGGAATTTCTAGGGACATACCTACCGCCTTCCTTTTTCTCAAGGTTGTACTTTTTTCTATTGCGATGAACGAATTGACGAACAGACGACATAGTCTTACCCAACCTGTCACCTATCTCAGTAGCTGTGTACCCATCACCCCACATCTCAATTAAGATCTGGATGTCTTTTTCTTCGTACTGCTTTCTCCAAGCCATGATTAACTCCTATGTTAGTTAGTCTACACATTGTGAGGTATTCGGTTATCTTTTGTCAACCATAAAAAAGCCCCTCCGAAGAGGGGCAAACATAGGGAGTATTCAAAGTAACAAGAAGTGTTACTTGGTAAGCAATGACCTAACGCATTCGGGAGTAAAATACTTCAGGTCATCTGTTAAGAATAGTAGCTCAGATGTTACATGTGGTGCAAGCATTTTCTGCATTTTAATTGCTTTGTCTGATGCATCCGCATCCAAAGCCACAATGACTTTATCAAAGACACGCAGTTGATGTATGTGATGATCGTTAAGGGATGTACCCAATAAAGCTACCCCTGTATACCCAGAGGCGAATACCGTACAGGCACTGGCACAGTCTTCAACCAGAACAGCTGTTCCTTTCTTTTGTCCACAGAAGAACATGAGGTCTTTCCTTTTGTCGTATCGTTTCCACTTAGGCAAGACACCCTTACGCAATGCTCTACCCACAGCCCCGATCATAGTCTTGTTATCGTCATAGATCAAGAAGACACAACGGTCTTGTGCAAAGTCGTACATGATATTTGTATACCCTGCATCGACTGATGGCTGGATGTTCATATCGTCCATGTATTCAAGACACGCATCCCTTTCTAAATTCACTGTCATATTGGGGGGTAAGGTAAACTCAGGTAGGTAGGTATTACCTGTGTCCGAAACATCGCATATACCCCTGTTTAAGAGCCTCTCAACGTCATCTAGAGACCTTCTTCTCGACATGCTACCTTTCGTACGGCATGATGCTTTGTAGCAGTTGTATAAGACACGCCCATCTACACGAGACACGGTGAATGTATTACGTCCACCACACTCAGGACACGAGACACGCTTAGTTTCTCCATCACGTATATCCAGGCTGCCAATAAATTCTTTTGCGTTCACTGTTGACATCTCCCTGTAAACTAATCTAGTCTGAGTAAACTACCTGCTGTTAAGCAAACAGTCAACAAGAAAAAGTAAAGACACGCAAACTAAAAGACACGTTAAGAATTCCCTATTTCGCTATAAGTACTAATAGCCATTTAGGGAATTTTCACGTATACAAAAGACACGCAAATTATAATATATAGATGTTAATAACTTTTAGTTATAAAGACACACACAACTTTACTGTAATATAAGCAATCTTCAACAAATCATTATAACTTTTAGTTATATACATATACCGCAAACATCCTGGACTAAAGTCTAATAGACTAAAGTCGTACGACTAATGTCTAACTTCAAATCTGTACGCAACATCTGTAGTATCCGCCCTGTTGATCACACATAGGGAGGAATCAACATGAATGAACAGAAGTGGATTGAAGCAATACGCAAGTCACTTGTAGGTAAGAAGGTTACAGACATTACGTACATGACTGAGGATCAGTGCGAAGAGAATCTCTGGTACAACAGACCAGTAGTTATTATCTTTGATGATGATTCGTACATCATTCCATTGAGTGATGATGAAGGTAATAATGCGGGTGCATTGGCAACCAGTGATGATGAACTGCCAATTATTCCGGTGATGTAGATGTCATTCGTAGTTATACTAATTGTAGTTATTATTCTTAAAGTGTTGATTACTAGAGGAAACTAATTATGAAATATGTGTTCAAAGAAATTCCTAATAATGCTGAAGGTAAACTCTTGGTTGAACTGATGCGTAAATACTTGAATCGTGATACCTATGGTATGCGTGTTCGGGGACAGTACATGAACGATGAAGCCAGAAAGAATTGGCGTAAATATGAGATGGGGCAACCTATCAATATGTCTACGCATTTACGTGTGTATGTGGAGGAGAAGTAACATGGCTAAGTTTATGGTGTATGAGTCAGCTACTACAGTATTTACTTACTTAATTGAAGCTGATTCAAAAGATGAAGCGCAGGAAATTGTAGAAGAGGGTTTTTCTGATCCTTTTCGCATGGAATACATTGAGCGTGATATATACGACATTAGGGATAGTGAAGATGAGTAGAAAAGATAGTTATACGAATTGCAAACTTTGGGATATTCACATGTTTGCCAATACAGACTCCGGCGAAGGATTTGTTAATATCGGGGAAGATTTTTATTATCAGGGAGACCTGTGGCAAATTGATGTAATTAACGATTGGATTCATGACTTGAGTGCATACAAGGAAGTGTTGTTAGAAGAGTTCCGCAATTCCGCAATGGAGAAGCAATTATGAAAGCAATTCTAATTGATCCGTTCAAAGAAGATATTACTGAAATGGATTGGGATGGTGATTGTATGTCCATCGCCAAGGTATTAAGGTGTCAGTGGATTACTTGTGCGTACCCACCAGAGATGGATCATGATGTGATCTATGTGGACGATGAAGGTCTGTACGTTGAGGATCAACGATACTTTTTCATTGAGGGTTATCCGCACCCATTAGCAGGATATGGATTGATCCTTGGAACGGATGAGGTGGGTGATGCTATACCACCAAAGTCTAATGTAAATGATATCGCTAAACGCCTAAGCTTTATCTGACGTTATCTAAAGGGAGAAACGAAATGCCGAATAATACAGATGTTCGTGTGTACATTGATCACACAAGTAAGAAGCGTATTGACGATATGGAAAATATCTTCAGTAATGATTATCCATTCAACATGATCATACCGATCCCTGATCATATCTTTCGTGGCAATTTAGGCCAAGATGAACGGGAGAAGTATGGTAAGAATAACTGGTACGATTGGTGTATTGAGAACTGGGGTACAAAGTGGGACGCATACAACATAGGTACACAGCGTCTGTCTGATACATCTCTGTACGTGATGATGGAGACCGCATGGTCACCACCTATTCCAATCTTCAAGAAACTGATAGAACTAGGATTTGAAGTATCTGCCTACTACTTGGATGAAGGATGGAATTACATCGGACAGTTTGAGTGTGGTGAGGATTTTTACTTTGACGTAAATATGGATGCACCATACAATCTGATTGATGAGTTTAATTTAGAAACTGCTTTTGCGGAGAACCTGTAATGAGTGATGTAAAAGAAATCTATGACCGCATTGAGTTGAACGATCTATTGGTGGATCGTATGGACAGTATCGTTGACGCTACTCTGGTTATGAACTACATTGATCGACTTGAAGCTCGCATAAAATGGATCACTAAACGTTCACGTATAGCTTGTGAACTTGTAGGTGATAATGTAGTTAATGAAGCAGTTATGTATGAGGATACGAATAATGATGCGTAAATCTTTAAATGTGTTGAGTCTGTTTGATGGTATGTCGTGTGGACGTATTGCATTGGATCGTTTGGGTATCCCAGTTAATGCGTACTACGCATCTGAAGTGGATAAGTATGCGATTGAGATCGCCAAGAAAAACTATCCCGATACGATCCATGTTGGTGACGTACGTGATGTGAAGGGTGATGACCTTGCCGACATTGATCTGCTGATTGGTGGATCACCATGTCAAGGCTTTAGCTTTGCGGGTGGTCAACTGAACTTTGATGATCCTAGATCAAAACTATTCTTTGAATTCGTACGCATTAAGAATGAGACACAACCCAAATACTTTCTGTTGGAGAATGTCAAAATGCGTAAGGAATCTGAATATGTTATTTCAGATATGCTTGGAGTTAAACCGATTGAGATCAATTCCAATCTGTTTTCTGCACAGAATCGTAAGCGGTTGTATTGGACAAACATTCCGTTTGATAGAGCTATCACAGACAAGAATATTAAACTGAAGGATATCATTGAGCATGGCATTGTGGATCGTGACAAGTCCCACTGTTTGGACGCTAATTATTGGAAGGGTGGAAATCTTACTTCATACTTTGAAAAGAGTCGTAGGCAACTGGTGTTTAGTGAGGATGGATTATGCCATGTCGGTCTGGCTGATGTGAATGGGTATGACCTAATGAAACGGGTGTACCACATTGAAGGGAAGTCACCCACACTGAATGCTTGTACTGGTGGTAATCGTGAACCAAAGATTGCGGTAGGCGAGACACTTTGGCGTAAGCTTACACCACTAGAATGCGAGCGTTTGCAAACTGTACCTGAAGGATACACTGAGGGTGTCAGCAATACCCAACGATACAAGATGCTAGGTAATGGTTGGACAGTAGATGTGGTTGCACACATCTTCAAAGGATTATGTGAAGCGGAGAAAGAATTATGTGTGGCATAACTGAAATGGCAGAGAACCTACGGGAAGCGACAGCGATGTTGAGTCGTAATGCGATGGATATGTCGCCCCATGATTTGCGTACGTCTCTGAAGCTTGTGGAAGCTCTGGCGAGTGTTCTGAAGGAGGATGTGGACGATATGCACCACATCAATGGATTGCATGAATACTACCTTGCAAGATCAGAACATCTTGAGGGGTTGCACAGAGAAGTCGAATAGGATTATACTTCCCCCACACAATAACTGAATGGGAGTTCACACTATGAAAAACGCTAAAAGAGACGCTATCGTCGAGGCTTTAACCACAGCAGGTTGGGGTTCTGTCATCATGACCGATTGGGAACGTGATGGTGATCTTGCTATCAACTGTGAAGAGTGGGTTGAGGGCAAAGGTCTGGCGGGTGACTACTACGCTGAAGACAGCACCATCTACGATGAGTTTGGTACGAACAAAGAAATCAATGCCATCATTGAATCGTACGACTGTTATGCCGAATGGTATCATGGTGGTACGTTCATGGTTTCTGAGTAAGGGAGGATAACAATGGGTAATCCATACAGCACGTACGTTTTTCAGTACATCAATAACTATGAGCATGATGCGGGTTTCAAACTTGAGCATGGTGAGATTGTGGAGTTCTCAGCATTGGATGAACCAAGAGCATGGGACGCATTTGATGAATGGGCGAAACTCAAAGAAGAGCGAGTTGAGCTAGTAGAAATCTTAGAGGTGTATCGTGATGAATGATATTTCAACAATTACGTTAGTGCGTGAATTGGACAAGCGATTGGCTGATTGGAACAGTGATCCTGAACCACAGCACGATTCATTCTTTGAACTGCTATCTAAAGGTCAGTGCAAAAGCTTGGAGGAAAAGCTTCATGCGCTATTAAGTAAGCATGCACGTGCTACCATTCGCAGAGTGATTGAGGGTGATCCTGAATTACTTGAACAGTATAAAGATCAACTGAAAGGATTCTGATATGCGTGATGAAATCCTATTAGAATATTGTACGTCTCATCATCACCCTAATGATCCTGACGTAAGCACTCAGGTTGTCACAGCGGATCTGTTAGAAGAGGCTGTAGGTTATTACGTTGAATGTATGACTGAAGAGGAGCGATCTGTCATGCTCTCAGATTTTCTTTATGAACAGATGTACGATCAAGCTAAACAGAATGATCCTATCGCTCTGGTTCAAGACATAGTGAAAGACTACATCAAAGACACGATGTAAAAGACATAGTTTAAAAGACACGACACTTAATCATTTGCTCCCTCATTTTCCCGCCAAGTGCGGGATTTTTTTTGTCCTGAATAAATACCCACCGATAGCCCTGGACTATCAAAAATTTTTTTCTGATAGATTTTGGCTATGGCACTACCTAGGTTGACAGTTTGGCCGGAAAGCCTTACCCTATGGGCATCGTTAATTAAAACGATATTTAAATATTTAAATGTTTATGGGAGTAAACAAAATGAAAAAAGAAAATTTAATTGAACTAAAGAAAATCGCTGATTTAATTTGCGATGTTAGAAATAAGACCGATGAATTATTATCTGATTTGCGGGATGATGATTCTTTTTGTTGTGATTCTGATTTGGAACATGACGTATTATTTGTTTTAGAAAATGCGGAATCTGCTATTGATTCAATTCTGGATGCTATAAAAGAAAACGATGGAATTGATTTAAACGATGTCCGCTATGAATTACATGATGAACATAAACCAAAAAATAACGTTATGAGTTCTGCGGAATGGAATGCTAATGTTTTAAAAGCATTTAAACCGGACGGGAGTATTTAAAATGAGTTATTCAATTATGTTTAAAACGTCTGATTCTGGAAAAGAATATTGCGCTGTTTCTGGTATTGAAACATTGCATGATGCCCACAAGCTAAAAACCTATATTGAAAACATAAAATATTCTGGAACCAATATTTATTGGGTTAAATCAGAATCTGAGGATTTCGCAAAATCTGTCTGTGATCATTTAAATAATGGGAGTTTTTAAAATGCTTATATTTAATTATCCATCAAAGAAAGTATTAAAAGAGAATATTGGCAATCGGTTAAATTATACTGAAACCAGTTTATTCGGCGATCAGTATGTTTCTACTGGTACATTAGTCGGCTGTAATCGTCCGCATTTAACAGGATTCAAAAGAGAATTTTTTGCGGAAGTTACTTTAAAAGATAATATTATTACGGGAGTCAAATAATTATGAAGTCTGTAGTCAAAACGTCAGTAATGACCGGTAAGCTTGAATTTATACCTGCAATAAATACCGATACGACTAGCAACGAATTCTGTTTACGGGAGTATCAATCAGGGAATCCCAATAAAATATGCGTGTACTGTTATTCGCATAATATGCTTAATACGTTTCGTAAAAATTGCGTACCTGCGTTTAAGCATAACTCGGACGTATTGAGTGAATCGGTTTTAATTCCCGATTGTTTGCCTAGAATAAATAGCGCATATTTTCGGTTTAATGGTCATGGTGAACTAATCAACGAAACGCATTTAATAAACTTATTTGCAATATGTGAAAAGAATCCTGCAACTAGTTTTGCATTGTGGACAAAACGAAAAAATATCGTTTATAGCGTATTGCGTAAAAACCAATTACCTAAAAACTTAATATTGG